CAGTCGAATATGCCATCGATGCCAGCAGAAACGCAGGCAGAGCAGGCAATGATCAGAACAACAACGCCAGATGCCATCGCAAGTTTTTATGGCTCTGGCGACGAAATTGTTCAGCCCGATCAAAGCTATTTCCAAGACTTTGCGCTGCCTGGCGTGCAAATGGAGCGGCCAGACCCAAATCAACCCATGGCGATGCAAGATAGCGCATCAGAAGCTGCAGACAGTCGGGCAGCTGATGAAGCCCTACGCTTGGCTGCTATTGAAAGGCGCAGAGCACTGATTCAACAGCAAATCGCTGAGCGTAGCTCTGGTCAAGCGCCCAGAGGTGGTCGCTATCGACAAAGTGGATCGCTACGTTCGCAAGGCTTGCTCGGCTATCAACAACAAGAGCAGGAGCCGGCCAACGAAGGCATGGGCGTCGCGCCGTCAATGCCGATTCTTGACATGGCTGGAGGGACTTACCAGCCGGCAGTAATGCCACAGACTGGTCGATTCATCCCAGAGCCAGAGACTATGCCATATATGGGCGTGCCAGATTTTCGCAACTTTAATATGAGAGGTATGCGCTAATGAGCATGGGTAAAAACAAAAATAGCTCGCAGCAGTCATTCGACCCAGAACTTAAAGGTCTGCTAACCGACACGTTTCGCGAAGGTCAGCGGGTTAGCCGAACGCCATACAGTCCTTACAACTTTGCGACGGTCGCGCCGTTAGCGCCTGCGCAGCTGGAAGGCATGAACATGGCAGCAAACACTGCGCGTGCCGGCGTGGGCCAAGGCGAGATTAACGACGCCATTGCGACGACGCGGGCAGAGACCGGCTTTCAGCCTACGCAAGTCAACGCAGGCTCAATCACTGCGCCAAGGCAGGTCGGTAATGTCGGTGCGTCAAACGTGCAGACTGGGTTTGGCTTTGCTCCAATCAATAACCAGCAGGTGCAAGCGCAAGGCGTGAGTGCGCAGCAAGTAGGCCCAGCAGGGCCAGTGGGTGTCGGTAACATTCAAAGCCAAGGCATCAACGCCCAACAAATCGGCGCCTTAACCCCAGTGCAAGCACAACAGGTGCAGGGCCAAACCGTTGCAGGGCAAAGCCTGGCGCAAACGGATCTGACGCCTTATCAAAACCAATACGACTCTGGCGTTATTGACGCCGCGCTTGGCGACTTAGATCGAGCGCGGCAGATGACGCAGAATCAAAACGCAGCGAGTGCAGTGTCGGCTGGTGCCTTTGGTGGTGATCGTGACGCTTTGGTGAGAGCTGAAACGAACAGGAATTTCGCGCGACAAGCAGCGGACACAGCAGTCAACCTGCGCCAGCAAGGCTTCCAGAACGCGCAGCAGCAAGCGCAGGCGGATCTCAATCGAGCTCAGCAAGCCGGCATGCAGACAGCGTCATTTGGTCAGCAGGCAGCGCTCGCTAACCAGCAAGCCGGCCTAACGGCTGGCGGGCAAAACCTGCAGGCTGACTTGGCTCGACAGCAAGCAAATCAGCGGGCGTCTTTGACGGCAGCGCAGGACACTGCAGGTCGAGCTCAACAAGCTAGCCAGCAGATGGCTCAAATGGGCTTACAAAGTGGCCTAGCTGCGCAAGACGCTAACATGCGTGCAGCGCTTGCCAACCAGCAAGCAGGCTTGGCAGCAGACACCACGTCAGCTGCAAACTTCATGCGCGCCGGTCAGCTAAACGCGGCAAACAATCTGGCAGCGCAACAAGCGACGCAGCAAGGAAACATTCAAGCCGCGCAATTTGATCAACGCGGACAGCTGGCAAATCAGGATGCGCAAATGCGTGCAGCATTGGCTAACCAAAACGCGGCGCTACGCAGCCAGCAGCTAGGCTTTGACGCTCAGCGCTTCAACGCAGACGCTGGCCTGCAAGCGGCACTTGCTAATCAACGTGCCGGCATGCAGGCGTCTGGTATGCGCCAGGGTGCAGCTGCTCAGCTGGCAAACCTTGGCGGCGACTTGCGTGGCATGCAGTTCGCGGATGCGGCGGCGCTGCAAGGCGTTGGCGGTCAGCAGCAAGCTGCAGCGCAGCAGCTGCTTGACGATCGCTACCGCAGATTTGCAGAAGCGAGAGAGTATCCATTCCGCATGTTCGACGTGCTTCGTAGTGGTGCTGGCTTGCTGCCTAATCCGCTGACGAGCTCAAGCAAAGGAAGCGGGTTTAATGCGGGGATTTCATAATGTTTAGCAAGATGATGGCAACAATGGCTGGGAGAGTTGGCGCGCCTATGGGGTTGCTGACTGAAGAAGAGGAATTGGCAAAACAATTAGACCCTAACTCAGTAGTGAGGCCAGGAGAGATGCAGTTAATGAGCTCGCCTACTTTTGCTGAGCCGGAACAGTTAGACCCCAACTCAGTAGTGAGGCCAGGGGAAATGCAGATGATGAGCTCGCCTACTTTTGATGAGTTAAAAAAGCTAGACCCTAGCTCAGTAGTGAGAGAAAACGAGGCGATGTCGTTGCGCGAGTTAGTCGGTCAGCGAGCGCAGCAAGCTGGTGACGTGTTTAGAACCCCTGGCGAGTACTTGATGGGTGCAGTGCAGCCTCAAATAGATGCGCTGCGTGATTCTATAAAAGACCCCGCAGAGTACGCAGAAATGCGCTTGCAGATGGCAATGGATGGTCGTCTTGACGAGCAAGAGGCGGCGCGAGCTAGGCGCCTGCGAGAGATGCAAGCATTTCAACAGCAAGGGCTAAGCAATTATTCTGCAGGTCAGCGAGCAACTCAGCTGCCTACTGGCTACTTCAATGACGCACAAAGAGGTTTGTTCTAATGGCAGAGGTTGATTTTGAAGAAGAGAGAAGATTAGCCCAAGAGCTTTTTCCTGTTCAGCGGCCAATGCCATTAGCGCCTGTTACAGATAACGATCAGTCTGGCAGACGCGGCGGGTTTATGGGCGCTGTCACTAACATGGCGCAAAACAGAATCGTGAGGCCGCTGCAAGAATCGCTTGGCTTGCGATTATCACCGCAAGAACAGTACTACCAAAACCGCAATAGATCGTCGGCAATAGATCAAGCTTTGCAAGCGCAAGCGATTAACTACTTTAACGACCTAACGCCTCAAGCTGCATCGCAGATTGGCTTGAGCCGTGCGCAGCTGGAGCTCGCAAGAGCTAATCCGATAGCCTCTTATGACGATGTCGTGTCGCGCGCGTTTTCGCGCGAAACTTTTAGCACTAGCCCAACTTACGGCGTTGACAAGTTAGGCAACAGAGTCGGCTATCAACTGGGTGACCGTGGCACCGCAAGAGTCATCGACTATACGCCGGGGCAAGAGTACGACACTCAAGACACTGGCGGCTCCATACTTGTCTTTAAGAAAGGCACGCGGATATTGGTGGAGACTATTCCGAAAACCATGACGCCAGAGCAGCAAGAGCGAATTGTTATTGAACAAAAGAAAGCGAGAAGAGAGGAAATAGACAAACTTGGAACTCGCAGAAAGACGTTACGCGACTCTTGGCAAAAAGCCATTAAAGAGCCGTCTGCAGCCTTTTTTGCTTTTGAAAAAGTAAGAGAAAGCGCGGATCTCAACAGCGCCTATGGCGACGTTGCATTGCTGACAAACTTTATGAAAGTGCTTGATCCAGGCTCAATCGTGCGCGAGTCCGAATTCGACATGATCGCCAATACTGGTGGCTTGCCGGTCGCTATTGCGAATGCGTTTAGAAAGTCTGCCAACGGCGAGTTGCTTAGTTCAGAGCAACGCAATTTGTTAGTAACCGCCGCAATGGCAAATTTGCAGCCTTATCAAACCGAAGTACAAAGCCAGCTTGCTATATTTAACAAAGAAGCCGAAAGACTTGGTGTTGACCCAGCAGACGTCTTTGTTAATCCATTCACTCGACTACCAGATGACTTGTACGAACAGTATGGCTTGGAGCGCGAATGAAAAACGAAACCAAAGACCGCCATCTGAGAAACCTGCAAAAGCTGCGCGACCAAAACGCACCAGCAGCGGTGATCGAGTCGTACTACGAGACGGAAAAAATATCACCAGAGGACTTGCGAATTCGTGCAGACGAGTCAGGTTTTGGCACGCAAGTTTTACAAGGCGCGTTTATGGGCGGGTTCGATGAGGCCGCAGGCTTCGCTCGATCGTTAATGTCTGGCAACCCATACGCCGACGAAGTTTCAGCTGTTAACCAAGGCATTCAAAACTATCAGTCTGATAATCCAGGCAAGGCTTTCACTGGCCAAACACTTGGCGCTTTAACTACGACGGCCGCTCTGACTGCAATCCCTGGGGTCGGTGCGCCAACTGGTGGGGCAGCTGCGGCCGCGAACACAGCAAGACTCGCGACACTTGCAAGAAACATGGGGATAGGCACAACCGAGGGCGTAGTAGCGGGAGCGCTGTCGGAAAATGAGGATCGCACGTCGGGCGCTATACAAGGCGGTATGTTTGGCGGCTTAATTCCTCTAGGCGCGAACGCAATTGGCGTAGGTAAAGATGTCGTTAAGCCGCTTCTAAATAGCGAGCAGGAAAAGATAGTGGGCAACTTGCTCAGGTCAGTCGCTACAGATCCAGATCGAGCAGTAAAAAATCTGCAGACAAACGCCGACGTTCGCGTGCCAGGTAGCATCCCAACAACAGCGCAAGCTGCTCGCGACCCCGGCCTTGCGGCGTTTGAAACGCCTGTGCGCGCCGTAGATACAGCCAACCGTATTGGTCAACGGGCGATCGACCAGCAACAGGCGCGCACGGAAATGCTATCGCAAATGGCAAGAGATCCAGACGCAGTCGAGTTTGCCAAAGGCAAGCGCGACGCGGCTGCGTTGCCAATGCTAGAAAACGCATTCGATGGCGCTGACGTCATTGACAGTAATGAGCTCATTGACTCAATGATGTCAGTGAGGAACAAGCCTGGCGTACGCAGTCAAAAGACCGTTCGTTCTTCGATTGACGTTTACATCAAAGAATTAGAGACGCTCACGGCAGACGCAGATGGCAACTTGTTGCCGATAAGTGCTGAAGACTTGTACGGCCTACGCAAAGAGATTGTCCGCGCGACGCAAGGCAGATTGTCGGGCGACGGCCAAGATCAAAGGCTGGCTAGAAAGCAGCTTGGCGAAATTATCGGCATGATTGATGAAAGGTTAGAATCTGCAGCGCCAGGTTTTGCTGATTATCTATCAACCTACGCACAACGCAGCCGCCCGGTTAACCAAATGGAAACGCTGCAAGACATACAAATGCGTAGCGAAGTCGCAACGCCAAACCTAGTGACTGGTGATGGCGTGCTAAGCCCTGCAAAATTAACATCTCAATTGCGCGGCCCAGCAGGTCGAGAAAAACTTGCAAGGCTTAGCGATGCGCAAAGGCGAAGAGTAAACAGAATACTGTCAGACATTCAGCGCTCAACTGCAGCAACTGCTCCGGGCGTGAAAGCCCCTGGCAGCGACACGATGAAAAATTTAAGTGTCGCAGCTTTAATCGGTCGAACCTTTGGCGGGCTAAGCGAAACCAAACCGGCGCAAGCGCTAGCGTCACGGCTAAGTTTTTTGGGTTTAGGCGAAGACGACATTCAAGAGTTAGTCGTGCAAGCCATGCTTGATCCAGAGCTGTCTGCGAGGTTGATGTCTCAAGCATCAACTGAAAGCGTCGATAGTTTTATTACAGCGGCGCAGCGTCGCCTTCCAAACATCTTCTACGGGACAGCCGGCGCTACGGCAGGTCTACAACAGCAGTAATGGAAGTCTCAGCGACAAGCGCGCCAGCGCCAGTCACTTGGAAGACAGTAGCCGTGCAGCGCCAAGAAGTGCTGCGCACTGGCGGCGAGGGCGAGCTCGTTCGCGAGGCTGTTGAGACGATCCAGCCAACGCTCTATATGGCTAGAGATGGGCGGGTGGAAGTTCAGCAGCTGGCGTCGTCTTCTACGCTGAGTTTGCTGGTCTGATTACACATGGGTACAAAGCTGGGTACAAAAATCTAAAAACTGCCTAAGTCATTGATCTATATAGGTATCTGGTGCCCGGAGCCGACATCGAACCGTGTGACATGGTTTGACATACGCTAACAAAATCAATGACTTACAATCGCACGATTGACTACAAGTGACATAAACTGCCATATTGCGCATTAAAGTTGGGTACAAAATGGGTACAAAATGCAGCAGCTTTCGGCACGCCAAGTCGGCGCAATACGCAAACCTGGCAGGTATCGAGTCAGCGAAAATTTATCTGTAAAAGCACAAAAGGTTGGCGAAAAGCTCTACTGCAAATACTTGCTGCGATATCAGGTTGACGGCAAAACTGTGGAGAGATCGCTCGGCAGCACCAGCAAAATAACTCTCAAGCAGGCCCGCGAAAAAGCGCAAGAGCTTATGGCAAGCATGGTTGCAGGCGAGGGCGTGCCGGCAGAGCAACTCCAAAAAGCCAAGCAAGAAAAGAAAGCTAGCTCGCGCAGAGCTACTAACGCTGCGATGACATTCGCTGACGTGGCCGACGAGTTTATTAGCCGAGTCAAAGTGCCAGGGTGGAAGAGCCCGCTAAAGAGCTCGCAAACGTGGAAAAATCGGCTATCTACACACGCTTACGGCGTGATTGGCAGCAAAGCCCTGGCAGACATCAGCAAGGCCGATATTCAGCAAATCCTATCGCCTATCTGGCTAGAAAAGCACGAAACAGCAATGCGCGTTCGCATGTATATAGAAGAGATCTTCGAGTACGCCATCGACTGCGACTATGTGAACGTCGCAAACCCAGCAAACCCGCGCATTCAGCGCCTTCTACCAAAATACACTGGCACCGTGCAACACCAAGCGGCGTTGCATCACGCGCAAGCGCCGGTGCTGTATCGACAGCTGCAAGAGCGAAACAACGAAAGCGCCAGGGCTTTGCAGATGGTGATGATGACGGCGCAGCGACAGATCGACGTGCGCTCAGCGCGGTGGTCAGACTTCGATGGCGATGTGTGGCACGCGCCGATCGCAAAGCTAAGCAGCAAACAAACCGAGTATCGGCTAGAGGTTCCGCTCCCTGCGCAACTGCAGGACATTATCACTGCAAAAAAAACCGCCCTATTTAATTACAGTGACATGCCGCTTTACGTTTTCAGCAGCGGAACGAACAAACACATCAGCGAGGCGGCGATGCGTAAAGAGCTAAGCCTGCACGGTTTTGAGGATCACGAAGGTAGGGCAATAACGATGCACGGCTTTCGCACGACGTTTAAGGATTGGTGCCGTGTGACAAACGCGGAAGATGACGAAGTGTCAGAGATTCAGCTAAGCCATGCGTCAAGATCGCAAGTGCGGTCGGCTTACGCCAGGGACAAACTGTTACCTAGACGCGCGGAGCTCATGCAGCGTTATGCGGATTTTCTCGCAGCTTCGTGACTAAATTGTCGCACCACTCGGCGACTTCCGCGCGAACGAACAGAGTGCGAGCACCATATTGTATTGGCTCTGGAAACTCGCCGCTCTCAACCTTGCGTCGTATCGTGCGAGTGCTGAGAGACGTCATGTTGGCTACCGCCTTGTAACTTAAAAAACCTTCGCTCACGGCTGCACCTCTTCGTCGATCCACCAATTCAAATAGTCACGCGCTTTACGCAGATGCTCGACGGTAGGCTGGCGGTGGTGATTGGCCCGCATGACATACTTTAAAATGTTGCCCTGGCAATACGCCTTAAACTGCTCACTGTCGAGCGTGTCGCGGATCACCTCGATCACCTCGATGTTGCCCTGGGTGTAGTGCTCTGGCGGTTTGCGCAGGGCATTCCATTCAGCTGGAGTGGCGTCGTCGATACTCTTTTTCATTCTATCTCTCGCTTGATGTGAGTTACGCGGCCCTCAACGAGCTCGTAGCGGTTGATGATGTTGTAGACGCTGTTTTGTGCCAGTGACGTAATGCTGGCGATAGCAACCTTACGCACGCCATCAGCCCACAACTTCAAAACGTCTTCGATTTGCTGCTCAGTGAGAGCGCGATGAAACTGTTGGTTCTGCCCCTGCTTAGGGCGCGGCCGGATCAGCTGCTGAGCTTTGTCTTGCGCCTTAATCGCGCGATAAAAAAGATCGCTCACTTCTGCGCATCCTCATCCACCTCAATGATCTGCAGCGAGTGAAAGTCATCGCCCATGCGGCTGCGCGCAACCTCGAGCGCCTTGTCCTTAGCTTCTTCGACGCAGCTGGCGTATGCCTTTATGTGCTTGCGCGTCGTGATCAAAATCTCGAACTCGTAATCTTTCACTGCCTGCTCCAAATAAAGTCCCGCCTTCGGTCACACGGACGGGAACGTGTTCCAAAACGACCTCTGCCGCACCGAATGCAACAACGGAGCTGCGACATCAGCCTCGACCTAAAAAGGTGCCGCCTTTGGCTACGCGGACGGCGCGCGCAGGAGAAAGGGCGGAGATGGAGACAACCGCCCTCAAGCCTCGTCAAAATGGAATCTCCTCTATGAAGTCGGGGCACGCGCCTTCGCGCGGCATGAAGTCTGCCGGCGGGCGCGCCCAGTGCTTCTCGCAAAAGCCTGGATCTCGATCCATGTAATCGCAGAAAAAACAATTCTCTGGCTTCTTCTCGCGAACGCGCTGGTCAGCCTTGGCTGCGTCGCGCATCTCTTTGAGCACTAGCGTCCAGTCGTCGTTCACTTCGATGACCAGCGAGTGCGCCAAACGACGAAGCTACCGTCGCCAACCTGCGAGCTAACGGTGCCGGCTTTGTTGGCCTTAAAGTGGTGAGTCATGGCGTCGCGCTCTTTTGCGTTCGCCACGCGCACTGCGTCGCCGACTTTCATTTTCTTTAGGTACTGCGCCCAGCGTATTGTCTTCGTTGAGCCTTTGCGTACCGGCATATCGACGCCGGTAACGACTTCGCCAAGGGGTAATGCTTCTAAGTTCATTTTCCTACTCCCGTTAATCGGGCATCGAATTCAAACTTCAGCCGGTCGATCTGCGCGTCGCCAATTGATTCTGGCACCGCAGCTGCGATCTCGGCCGAGCTATATCGGCCGTGGCTGTTGGTGAATTCTTTGCCATTAATTTTGTTGGTGTACGTCACGCCGTCATCGTCTGCGTCGATGGGCTCAGCCCAGTTAGCGAGCAATGGCGGGATAAAATTGTGGTCGTCACAGCCAGTGCGCTGCATCGATGCGTCTAAATGCTTATCAAACTTGTCGCAGTGCCATCGGCCGTCGCCGTCCATCGTTGGCGTTGCGTGGGCGCAGGTTCTGCAGTTCATGGCGGGCGTGTCGGTGCCGTGGCACAGGTCGTAATAGTCGCACCACTTGCACTTGAACCAGCTGGGGTCGTCACTCATGCGCTCAGGCGGACGGTCGCTAGTGATGATGCGCCCGGCGCGATCGAGCATGCGCTGCGCATGGGCTGCATCAAGCGGCACGCGCTCCAAGTACAAGTCGTCGTCATTCTTGTTGACGGCCATGTAGAGCGCCCACTGCACGTCCATCTTATGCATGTAAATCTGCATCTGCGTGTAGTGCTGCGGCTTCGATTCCAGCACTCCGCGCTTGACCATGTCGGCGAAACTCTTGGCGTTATGAGTCTTAAACTCCAAGACGTGCGGCTCGTCGGGTGCGTCGGGCAAGCCCTTGCCCATGCCGTCCAGCGAACCGCCGAAGTGCCCTGCGTGATCTTCAATGCGCCATTGCTGGTTCGTGTCAGGATCGACTTCCCAAACGGTCACGCCAGCGCGGCGCAGGTAATTAACGAAGCGCACTTCTTCCGTCTCACCGCGAGCGAACAGGCGCAGCAGTCGTGCGCCATGCCGCTGGGCTTTGACCCAGTGATGGCCATAAAAGAGCTTGCGGCTGCATTCTTCGCCGGCGATCGACGCGCCAAGGTGTAGGCGACCAGGCGCTGAGTCCTGATCTGCCTCAATACCGCCGTTGATGGCGGCAAGCGTTTTTGATGCAGCGAGCACTTCCAATGCTACTTGTCCCAAGGCTTTTTGCCGGAATCAGCGGCGGGTGCGGGTGCAGGTGCCTCTACTGCTGGCGCGGCTTGCGCTACCGGCGCAGCCGGTGGCGGTGGTGCAGAGCCAGCTGGTGCTGCGTAACCGCGCACTTCGTTGCTGGCCGCGTAGCCGTTCGACGCCTCGCGTACCTTTACTAGCACCTCTATTTCGTGAAAGTGCAGGTCTTGGCTGTCTTCAAAGCCGGCTTTGCCCATCGCCGTACAGATCGCCGCGAGGTCGCGCTTGGCAATCTCCACTGCCTTTTCGTTTGGGTTATCGACGTTGTAGTTAGCCCATACCTTGCGGCCCCGGTGCTCGCCAGAGGTGATTTCCCAAGTGAAGTTTAGGTAGTGGCCAGTACCGGCGCGTGTTGCGCGCATTTCGCTGTCGGTAATGACAGCCTTGTACTTGCCTTCTGGCAGCGGCAGGCGCTCTTGCGGGGCTTCTGCCGGCTCAATACCGGCGGTGCTAAATTGAAACTGGGCCATCAGGCTGCTCCTTCTAGTTTGGTTTTCATTGCAGTGGTTAGGGCGTCCCAACTGAGATCAATCTCATCCGGCAAGCCAAATCGGTTTTTCGCGACGTAGGCTGGCGTCTCGACGGTACAAAGCACGCGCTTGCCGGTGCTTATGCCGCGAGCTCGCGTGTTGCCAAAGCCTGTGTCTTCTTTCTTCACCATGACTTTGTGCTTGGCGAATAGCACCAGGTCGCAAGACTCCTGCACAAGCGCGCTGGCTTTTGCGTGCAGCTTTATCTCGTACCGATCGATCTGCTCGAGCTCTGGATCAGCGTGCTTACGAATCTGGTGGTGGGCAATAAGCATGACGTTCATGCCTTGGTTGTCGCGCAAGTGGCGCAGGCCAGACAGCAGGTCGCGCCATAGGTCGAGCGCCATTGTGTAGCCTTTGCCGTAGGTCAGCTGCTCTATGCTTTTGACGTTGTTGTCCTCGCACACCTTTTTCCAGATCAGCGGCTCTAAGTGATCAAGCGAGTCAATGACGACAGTCTTGTAATCATGCTTCTCGCATAGCGCGGTGATCGCCGACATAACGTCGTCGTATGACTTAGCCAGCGGGAACGCCTGCAGCGTCAGACTGCCGGCACCGTCTTCTGTCTGGATGAAAACGCTGTTTGGCATGTCCGCCGCAAACGTCGTCTTACCAACACCAGACGTGCCGTAGGTGAGCGCGAACAGCGCGCGCGCGGATTGCGTCGATGAAATCGACTTCAGATCAAAGGCCATGGTTACGCCTCCTTTATTGTCAGATATGGTTTTGCGGGGGAGGTCGTAACGACGGCCGCCATTTCTTTATAAAAATCTGGCTCGTTGTTTTTGAGGTAGCGCAGCGACGTGTCGTTCAGCACTTCCTTTACCTGCACCGGGCGCAGGTTTTCTGGAATCTTGTGCTTGATGCGCTTCCAGCCTTCTTGATCCAGCCGGCGGTTGTAACCGTTCTTGACGGTGACCTTTGTGCCGTTAGCTAAGGTGGTGGTTTTGCTGCCTTCTTCTACCTGCTCAAGGAATGGCAGAATGCGAGCTTCATGCTCAACGCGCGCCAGCTTGGCGTCGTCTTCTAGCTTTTTGAGCTCCGCTAGCCTGGCGACTAGCGATTCGAGGTTAGGTTCGTTGCTGCCGTTTTGTGTCGTTTCGTCGGTCATCCAGTGTGCTCCTTGTTGGTGACACAAAGAACACTACAGACGACCTACCGTACTGTCAACGTTTTGGTGACAGCTGGAACGATTAATTCAGAACGACGCGATCAGCACGTTTTCGTAGCCTTCGCTGTTCTCTTTAAGAGAAACGAGCTCTAGGTTACGCAGGTCGTAAATGAGGTTTTTGGCTCGCGCGTGCGAACGCATGGCGTGCCAGTCCCATGGTTTGACTGCGACGTAAAGCATGTCTGAGCCGATGCGCAGCGCGACAAAACTCGCATCTTCCAAAATAATAAGCGACTCGCCGACATCACCTTCGTAGAATTCTTTGTGATTCGTGGCAACGTGCATAAGGGCCGCACGCGACTTTGGCAGATAAGGGGATTGACTCATCTCCTTCAGCCAAGTGGTGTAAGGGCGCGAAATTTCGCAGCCAGGCACCTCGTGAAAAGTGAGCCCACGAAACTCATAAAGCGGGCAGGTGGCGTCGGTGGCCGCTAGGTTTATATATGTATCCCAGAGTCGTTCGCGTTCTTTAAGAATCTTTTTCATTTGCAGCTGCCTTTGCGCTCTCCACGTCCAGTAGGTGGTTGATCAGCGCATTAATCTGGTTTTGTGAATTAGGCGATAACGCAGCAAAAGTGTCTTGGACGTTAAGGCCGGTGGTGGTGTCGTCTCTCCCAAAAAGCAGCCAGGCAGGCTTCACGTTAAAAAGCTCAGCCAGGCGCACGACGTTCGCGCGGTTGGGCGTTGCCTTTCCTGTCTCCCATTTGTGGATGACGTTATGATTTATGCCGGACAGCTCAGCCAATTGCCGCAGGCTGAGATCGCGTGCATGGCGCAGATCACGGATGCGATCCGCGATGTTTTTTTCCATTTTGTTTCTCCCTTAACTAAGTTGGTTGTTGAATGTATCGCATTAGGTGACAACTGGCAACACTTTTGCGAGAGCCTCGCTGTCCGTTGCAGCTGTATCCTAAAAGGTATACATTGCGAGCGATGAGCAATACAGACATTTGGCAAAAGATAGTCATCAGCGAGCTTGCCTCTCGCCTAAACATCTCACGCGGCAGCGTTTACAAGTGGAAGTGGGCCAACAAAATCCCAGCCGAGCGCGTCGTCGCCGTCGAGGCCATCACCGGCATCAAGCGCGAAGAGCTCCGGCCAGATCTGTATGCCGCAAGCCAAGCGGCCAATGGCTGAGACCTTGGAAACACGCGAAGGAGTGCGAGAGGCGGCGCGGGAGCTTGCAGAGGAAGGCTTCACCGTCGTACCTGCACACCCAGTCGAGAAGCGGCCGATCGTTAAGTGGCAACCTTGGCAGGACGCGGAACCGCCAGAGGGCCAGCAGGAATACTGGCTAAACAGCGCCAACTACCAAAATAACAACTACGCGATAATCACCGGCAAGCAGATCGTTGTGGTCGATGCTGACTCGGACGACGCCGTCAAATTCGTGCGCGACAACCTCACCTACACGCCGCGGCGCGTCACGACCAGCAAAGGCAAGCACTTTTATTACCAAGTCGATCCGAACTACCCCGTCCGTAACGGCGTGAATCCAGACCTGCGCATTGACCTGCGCGGTCAGGGCGGGTGCGTGATAGCGCCAGGCAGCATCCACGAAAGCGGCCATATATATGCACGCGATGATGATCCTGACGTTGATGTGTGGTGGGGGAGCCTGCCAAAGCTCTGCGCTGCAGACTTACGCAAGATCAAGTCCTTCAACGAACCTGCGCCGAGGCCGGTGGATACGGGTCTTTCTTTTAGTGTCAAAGACGCCGGCGAGAGCGAGGGCAACCGCAATCACCAAGCAGCTGCCGAGGCTGGCCGGCTGTTTCGCCAGGGGCTGAGCGCAGATGCCGTGCTTGAGCAAGTGCTGCAGTGGAATACCTACAACAGCCCGCCGCTCGATCGCGACGAGGTGGAGCGTACGGTTAATAGCATCGAGCAAACGCACGCCCGCAACAGCGCAGCTGAGCAGCGCGAAGCGCGCGAGGCGCAAGCCGAAGCCGCGCAAGCGCAAAAAGTGGCGCTTGAGCCAAAGCCTTTCGTGCTCGGCGATGCGAGCAAGATACCGCCGCGGGAGTGGGTGTATGGCCGGCACTACATTAGAAAATTCCTGAGTGTGACGGTAGCGCCAGGTGGCACGGGTAAGACCGCGATCACGCTAGCAGAAGCCGTGGCGATGGCAACAGGGCGCTCGATCATGGGCGTGGAAACAGAGCCGCGGCGAGTGTGGGTGTGGAACCTGGAAGACCCTTTAGAAGAGCTACAGCGCCGGATTGCCGGCATAGCCCAGCATCACAACATCACGCAAGACGACCTTGGCGACCGGCTGCTCGTCAACTCCGGGCGCGACGAGCCGCTGATCATTGCCGAGCAGGCCGGCGGGGCCAATGTGCTCACGCCAGCTGCCGACGCACTGACGCACCATATAAAGGCCATGGGTGTTGACGTCGT